CTTTTCATAATGCCCGAATCCCGGCTTTACATATTCTCCGCAGCAATAGCAATATCCAGGATATTTATTTCTTGACATAATCATGTTCCTCCGTTTCTTTTGGCTTAAAGAGTTCACATACATCATGTGGTAGTGTCTCATTGACTATGCCACTATCTGTTAGAAATACATTGCATCCGCACGATTCTTGAAATTTTGTGTGCATTTTTTCTACTTTCCAACCAGACACACATCCCATACCACCAACTGTCCCGACATATCTTGCAAATAAATTGAGCTTGCAAAAGAATCTACAGTTTTTACATTTCTGTTCCACCTATTTCACCTCAATCCAATCATTCTGGCAGATATTATTCATTGTGAATCCTACATTTTCTGTACCTCTGATATCCAGCTCTTGACCGTCCTTACAATGAATCATGATAGTCTGGTATTCTTCAGACCAATACCAATAGCCTGTCCAGTCTGGGCGTTTGATTTTCGCACCACGTTTCATCAGTGCATACGCTTCATTGAATCCCATTTTATCACTTCTTTCACTATTCAAAATATCTTCGATTGTCCAACGGATTTTTGTACACTCTGATGCCTCCGCATTATGAATATGCATACCTAAAGCATTGTTCTTTTCAAAACACTTTGATGCGAATTCTGTTCTCTGTTCTTCTTCCTTTGTAATCCATTTTAAGAGTTTTTCTAATTTCCCATTTTCTGCACTTTTACTATCTACAGTATCTACCATGCGGATATTCGTTAAAATCTGCATGATATTCCACGGTTTTCCATCAAATTCTTTATCAACACCAATAAATCTTGCTGTAAGATCTTTTATCGAAACTGCTTCGTCTGATGACATCATTCTTTCTTCATAAAACATATCTGTGTCTGTATTTTCGTATAATCCTGTTGACATCAGATGCTCTTTCATCTCTTCTTTCGTCATTCAATTTTCCTCCATTACCATTCCACAATTGCACCTTTATCGTAGTTGAACACTTCCCGAATATTTTTAGGTACATCATTAAATCTTGCCAATGCGCCTTTATGTACAAAGAACAAATCATTGAGCATTACATAGCCGGACTGTATCAATCTCAAAATCATCGGAAAATAATCGTTGTCAACACATTTCAACTTAAACTTCTCGTCATCATATCGTTTGATATATCCGATACCTTCTCCCAGATAGTCCAGCTTAAATTCTTCCACTTTGAATGGAATATGCTGCCCAAAGTATGAATTTTTCACGCATTCTTCAATTTCATTTATATCATATTTTTTATTATTGTCTGTTTTAACAACAACTTCATCATTTGAAAAGCATATGATATCTTCCGGCGAAACAATTTCAGCCAAATAAAGAATGATAAAATGCATCAAATACTTTTCGTATGTAATGTGCCGTTTTGGGTTGCAATTTCCAAGAATCACTTGTCTCACATATTTACTTCCGATAATATGCTCATCATCGGTAAACTTCCGCATAAAGTCTTCCCAAGTATCGGCATTATCAAAAATATCCGGCGCAAATGCTTTCAGTGAGTGGAAATTTGCTTTCTTCATATCAATACTGATAAATCTTTTTCCATCGTTTGTCGGCTTATAGATATCAGACGAAGGAATATGAATTTCTGAGATAGCTTTTGAAATTTCTTTCATATCCATGTTGTTGAATTTTTCATATCCTTCTGTACCTTTGATAAAATTGATAGCTGCATCTTTTGTCTTATTGTAATGCTCATAATAATCCTGTTCACAATCATACGGTTCAATTGATTTCACGAATTTTTGCAATTCTTCTATCGTGTCATAATACATAGAGAATAATTTGATACGATCCGTGAAGAATGGCTCTACAAAAATTGAGATTGGAATATTACAATTTTTGCAAAATCGGCGTTTCAGTTCTGGTGTAAGTTCCATAGTTCCTCCTAATTTAATTCTTCGATGATCTGGTTGAAATGTCTTATAGCTTCTTCGGAAATTTCGTCTTTATAAAAATCACGCCACTGCTGCAGTTTTTCTTTTGTTGTGAATCCACTGCCCCATATATTTTCTGCCAGTTTATCAATTCGCTCTTTCGTGATATCAGACACAATCTGAGCAATTTCATATGGCACGATAACAGGTTTTCCACCCATTTCTTTTACATGGTCAAAATCAGATTGGCAACTTACTGGAATTGCATCGCTGTATTCTTCATCAAATTCATCAACAAACATTTGCCCGATTTTCTGAACATTACTGTCCCATGTTTTATACTGAAGATTATTTATATCAGAGAATCTTCCTTCTTTCGCAATCTTAATAACTTCTTTGATATTGAGTGTGCCGGAATTAAGAGCTTCGCAAATCATGTCAGCCGTAACTCTACTCATATCCCAACTGTTGCAACTCTTACGATCACGTTCAAGGGTAATATATTTCGGCTTAAAATTATAGCCAAAGTGTTTATCACTTTTGCTCTCAATTGCAAGTCCATTTACAAATACTTTTCCTTGCATATCTTTATCTGTAAATATCCATCCATATGTTGTTTCAATCTTTTCGTGCTGTTCGCTCCCCGGCATATCTAACCAAACATTGAAAAGTTTTTTGTATTCCTCAGACTCTACATTCTCAATTTCAATGATAAGTCCTTCATTTTCTGTAATATTGTCGAAGATTTTGAATGTCAGTACCGGCTCTCCAAATACCTTTGATTTCTCAAAACTGGATATCCAGATTTCGTTTTTACTGTTGTTGTATACGGTGAACGTTTTGCCAATTCTGTTTAACACAAGAGCTGCGATTTTATAACCCTCACCAAACTGACCGACTGTATCTAAATTATCTGTCTTTGTGCTACAACCAAGTAATAATGTATTGATTTCAAGAGATGACTTCGGACTACATAACTGTAATGTCTTTTCTTCCTCATCATATGAAATATCAAACGCATTTTCTGAGTCAAGAGTTTCCTGGTCAATTCCATTCTGGATAAGTTCTCTTACGGCATCACAGAAATCCCAGTCAGAAACATAATTAGGTGTTATTGTCAATTCTATTGCTTTATTGTTTTTCATGCTTTTGCTTTTTCCTTTCTTTGTATGCTTTATTTAACTGTTTTTCCAACCCTTTCTTTTCAAGTGGATTTCTACAATGCTTAATGCTCTTTTTAAGCAACTTAATTTTCCTATCGTTATTCATTTCATCATAAGCATTATTGCAATTTGCATACACTTCAGCTAAACTCATTGCAGCAGCCATTGATGTTTGCGATTCTAAAAACCTTTCATATTCACCAAGTATTATTCCTTGCCCATCATAAATGTCTTGTGCAATTGGTTTCTTCAGATCCATACCTAATGATTCCAAAAATTCACGAACTTCCATTTTAACCTCCTAATCTAATTTCCACCACATATCAAATACTCTTCTGTAATTACCACCCTTATGAATTTCACCTTTATAACGCCTTACTTTTCGATTTGTGAGTTTCTTGCAGTATGAAGACATTTTGCTTCTATAGCACCGGCAATAATATGGTGTGGCAACTGTACGACCTCTGCTATCTTCATCGAATTCACACACAGCTCCATATCCATTGTTATACATTTTCTTCAATTTTCTTTTACATCTTCTAGTGTTGTGTCTTCTCTTTCTCCGTTTGCTTTTGTCGTACATTTTGCCAGTCCTCCTATTTCACTTTTTTAATTTACACGCCGGTAAAAATCGCCGGTCTTATCAATGCTCATACATCCAATAGTTGAAACATCTCTCTGCATTTCTGTATTGCACTCTGGGCAGAAATGACCTTCTGAGGTGTATTGTGTGATCGGCATTGTAATATTTTCTTTTCGCCCACAATTAGGGCAGATAAATCCATATGTCATTTATTTTCTCCTATTATTTCGACCAGAAGGAAAATTCTTAACTACAATATATCCAATGGCATATCCATGTGTACCAGCACATATCGTAGGTGAACACCCCCCCGGCGAATATACTGTACCAGCTTGACTATTTTTCGTTGATACGTTCCCCATCTTTTTTGCTTTTCTTTCTTCTGACAACATATAAGCTACTGTAGCCTCCCATATTACCTAATGGCTGTGCCGTTAAGCATACTGCAATTGCATCAGCATCATAGATTCTATTTCCCTGGCGATATTGTTTGCCGAAGTTAATTTCACCAAAACCACCTACTAACCTCGGCTTCATATCACTCATGGTTTCTCCTGACGATTATTTTCGGTTGTCTTTGCCCCCCCCATCATCGTTGAAAGAGTAGGTGCTAATCCTTCTGCAGAATAAACTCTCTTTATTATGTCAAGTCCCTTAATATTTAATCGTCCTAATACTTTTATTTTTGGTTGATTATCAATTGATTTCTGCATATAATCTATCCAACCCTTTCTCAAAAGCTCCAATACCTGAAAAGAAGCTGCTAACTTTTAAGTCATCAAATAAATACGGCATAGCATTGTATAGATTTTTATAAATATGATACAGAACCCCCACACAAATTGAATTGCCAGCTTGTTTATATAACTGTGTATCACTCATTCCAATGGCTTTTGCTTTGTCAAAGTCACTGTCGGAAAAATCCATCAATCTCCAACATTCTCTTGGTGTCAGTCTTCTAATTGCATAATCATCGGTACTTACATTATTTTTATCCTCAATAATCACTCTCTTATCTCCTCCTGCATTGATTGTACGAATTGTTCCACAAAGCCCCCCCTTGAAAGATCTCAACCCTTCATCACATCGTCTTTCACAAATATATCGTTCCATTATTATTCCTTTCCTGGTTGTTTAATTGAAATCACACCATTCATTCCTTGATTGCCGAAACCCTTATAGTCTCTTGCAAGTAATGTATTGGCACAGTCCGTAAATTTATCTATACATTTTCCGCATTTACTTATGATTGCTCCTTGCCTGGTATCTGAATAAGATCCCACTGGTGTCTGTCTAGTGAGCCTCTGCCCCCCATCTTACAGTGTTTGAATAGTCTTTACGGAGTTTACCAGAGTCAATCATTTCTTGTAATGCTTCTTTCTCTTTGGTTGAATCTACATAGTATTTTGTATCTACATTTTCTTCATCTTCCAAAATATCGTACATGACTGTATTGCTTTCAAAACCTTCTGGAAATTCAAATTTTCCGTTATCAATATCTTTGTTTACGATAATCAGATAAAGTCTCTCCCTGTTCTGAGGGATTCCAAAATCTTTTGCGTTCAAAACTTTATAATAAGTGTTATATCCGTATTCATGCAGTTCTTCGATAAACATATCGAATGTTTCTTTGAATGATTTTCCAACAATATTTTTTACATTTTCGTATATTCCCCACAACGGCTTGTTTGCTCTTACAACTCTTAACCATTCCACAAGTAATGATGAACGTGTCTTGTCAAGATTTTCACTACTACATTTTGGGCATTTATTTCTTCTTGAAAAATGTACTGTAAGTGGATTATATTCATGTCCACAATCTGCACATTGCCACATGCTGCCTTTCTGTTTCCCGGCAACACTGAAATCCTGGCAAGGTGATCCACCACAAATCATAGTAAACGGTTGCATTTCATTTTCATCAATCTTTGTAATATCTCCAATGTTTTTCTCTGCATCAACTTCATGTACAGCACAATATGATTGAGCAGCGAATTTATCAATTTCACAAAAATTTACCAATTCCCAA